AAGAAAGCCTTATTCACCTCAAGACTCAAACCTGGGGCTATATGAAGACATTCAAAAACGTCTCGAATTTAAACGAGATGACGCCCAATGAATTAGATCAGCACGGTTTCTATCGCGGGTTTCCATGCCCACACGGGCATGTGATCCGCGACAAGAAAGAGCATTGGTGTTACGAATGCGTTAAAAAAATCAGAAGTAATATCTGTGGCTTTGATGTCAGCTATTTAGATGCTCTTTACAGAAGTAAATATGAGCAGTTCTTTAGCTCTATGCAAATAGGCTCATTTAAAGATCACTGGTACTGGTCTTCCAGTAAAAAACGGTTGACCTTCCCTTCTTATCGTTCTTTCAACTCAAGTAAGCAGTGTGACAATATTTCAATCCACAAATTGATGTATCAACTTGCCTGGGGTGATGTTGGAAATCTTAGTGTCACTAGAATTTGCGGAGATAAAAATTGCATGAATCCACTTCATCTTGCATCTCCATGGAATCGCTTTGCATATCCAAAAGAAGTTCATCCAATGGAGACTCAAATTAAACCTGAGAAGCTGCTACAAAGCTTCTACGTCCCTAAAGAGCTGATCTTAGAATCACAGTACAAAAATACAATTCAACACCCCCTGGAGGTTCCTGAAGAGTTACCTGCGTATCACCAGGATGAGTAAATTTTGAGCGTTAAAATAGATATATTGATGAAATTGTGCAATAATGGCGCGTCCAAGTTTAGCTCAAAGACAACGCAACAAAAACAATCCAATTAATCTTGGTACGTTTTCGCAAACTTCTTTGCGCTATTTAACTGGTGGTCTAGGTCCCAAGTGGAAACTTGTTGGCTATAAGGACACATCGCTGAATTCTAATGGGGGAATTGGCGGCGGTACTTATAATGCTTGGTACAAAATAACAATTACAGATCCAGCCTGGATCATTGTTGCAAAAGGGCCTCCGAGACCTAACTATATTCAAGTTTCAGTTTATGACTTGGATAACAAGTTGATGGATGGTCGAGGTATCTGGGATGCAGATAGCATTTCCCCTGATGGATCTTATTACCCATACTTTGATACTGTAATGGGTTCTCAATCCGATTTATACAATACTTACGACAAAACTCGTTTAGATAAAGGTAATGAACTTTATTATCCATTGGAAGCTGGTTCTTATTTGCTTTGCGTCTCCTCTACACGCAATGAAGATATTGATTATGAAGTAGGTGTTGTGGTTGAGTTTCCTTCTGAGCCACCTTATTACATGGACTGTGAAGATAATGGAGTTCATTTTGCATTAGAAGATACGGTGACTGATGCAGATACTGTTACCATCGAATCGCCAATTACTGCTAGCATTAATATTGGACCCACTACAAAAGGATTTACTGAACAAGAAGCAGAACTTATCCCAAATGGTGTAACTGTTACAATTTTTGCTACTGGCGTAGGAGATAATAGATCATCATGGCTTATTACCTCCAGTACAATTGCAGGGGTATTTCTTTTAGACACAACGCCTAACTGGGAATCTACATTTCATTCTCATTCTTTATCTGAGTGGCAAGAAGCATGGTATCGAGATCATCAAAGCACAAATACTTTTCCGGCAATTTTCGTTCCTTTAACAAATACTTTGTAATGTCATTAATCAACAAAGTTCAAGTTGTAAAAAGCTCTATTGATTTAATCCGTTCTTATTGGACAAAACCACAAAAACATAATCCAACACTCGCTTTTGCCTTATATTGTGAACAGCATCCTTGGGCCGTTGAGTGTAAAATATACGAGATCTAGAAAGAAAAAAATTAAAACACTAGTTCTTCCTGACGGTTATTTATGTCGCATTAGAATTATTCCCTGGATACGTGTAGAGAATAATTACATCTGGTTGGTTTCTTTAGCTGTTGGTAAATCTAATCGCCAAATTAACGATTGGATGAACAAGAGAAAAAACAAACGGTCTAAGCTTTTGTCACAAAAAATGACTGGCAAGGTTGGTCCTTTGGTTCAATCCTTTGCAGTCAATCAGCTCAGAAGGTGGGTCGATGAGCATCCAGAGGGTGATTCAATTACCTTTAAATGTGAATCGGTTGAGGCAGAAAAACAATTTCGCGTTTGGAAACTTTATTTCTCGCGTAAATGTAGTCCACGCTGGACTCCAATCGAAGAAGATCTTGCCTTTTATTTCTATAAATATAGAAGTTAAAATATAAGTGACCTATATTGGCGTGTTATGGAAAAGCTTCAAGAGTATATTGAAGTTGCTTTAGCTGTGCACTTTGCAGCTTCTGCAATTTGTGCATTGACTCCGACTAAAAAAGATGATGAGATCCTTGGAAAAATTTACAAGGTTCTTGAATTTGTCGCACTAAATATCGGTAAAGCTAAACAGCGCTGATCAATCATCAAGGGGTTGAAACCAAAATACAACCCCTCCTTTTTCTCTCATTTCTTTTTTAAGAGCGTATGCTTCATCCTTGGAAAGGGTTTTGCAGTGACGCTCATCTTCGTATTCCCAGCAAACATTAACGCGGGGCTGATAATCTTTGCTTTTACGTCCCATTTCAATACTCCCATCGAATACGATCGCGTCCAGGGCGAATTCCGATATGGACGAATCCTTTGGCCGCACCTAATCCTACAGAATATGGCCAATGTTTGTCACACCAGTTTTCTAAAGTGTGAAGGGGTAAGTCTTTGATGTAAAAATCAACAGCTCCTTTATCCGGTACGTTATATGTGTGCTCGCTATTAGCTGCACCACCAATCTGTGTATTGATGGGTTCAGGCCTGGAGCCACTTGTAATCACAATGGGTTTGTCGCCAAATTTTTTGCGCGTTCTTTCCAGGAATTGACAGATTTCAGTTACTGTTTTGCATTGATGCATTGCAGTAAAACGTCGATCATCTGCATATAAACAGATTTCTCCGTAAGTAATATTAGGTGTAATTTTTGTATCAAAAGAAGAGTTTGGGTTTAACCCTCGTTCAATATCACCACTTAGCTTTTCGCATTGTCTATCCATGATTTGCTGCAACTTTTCTGCATATTGCGGATCGGTTGCATAACCTTCTTTTACAAGACGATTGGCGCATTCATTGCGATTAGAAGCGCGATTAACTCCTTGATAGCCCTGGAAGTCTTTGTACCAGCGATCTACGAGATACTGAACGCATGAGTAAAGAGTAGGAAAGTTAATAAAGCCATCTTTAATGGTGATCCATTCACCATTGATATATTCTTGTGTATCTACAACAGTGCCGCCTTTACCTTTGAGCCCAAAGAAATTATTGGTACCTGAAGTGTGTTTGCCCCAACCAGACTCTAATGCCCATTGCGCCGCAACACACTCTGGATATCGTGCCCCAGCTTGGCTAGCTGCTGCAAGGAGTCCATCCCAAGTATTTTCAAAATTAGTTTTTAGTTCAGTGCCAGGTTCATTTGAATGTTTTACTTGAGGACCTGCACGATACAAGTCCGCAAATTCACTCAGTTGTTCTTTTGTAAGGATAGATTCCAGCCAATTCCAGGCTGCGATCTGATGCGACTCTTCTTGATAATATTTTGCTGCTTTAGTTAAACTAATTGCCATTAGCTTTTGTTTATTTCTTATCTTAATCTATCAGAAAGATAGTGTTGAAGATTCTGTGCTTGTTGGCTCTGGAATTGAAGGAGCCTCTGGCCACGTTATTGCATAAGGAAAACCTGCTTGCGCTGTAATATTTCGTAAATTTCTACGATATGCAGCCCATTCATCAGTGTCAACGGGAACATCAGGTAACTGTGTCCAGTCACTTTCTTCTAATAAAACGTCACGTTTTCTACGTACATTAAAAGAAGCACTATCAATGGGCAACTGTGAAACTGTCCAAACTTGTGTCCAAACATCATCTACTAATTGGACTTCCCAGCTAACTGTTTCACTATCTCTATTAAACTCAGGAATACTAGCTGTTACTACTGAGTAGATATTGTAGCTAGCCAGGTCAATATTGTTTGCGTTGGCAGGAAAAGATGTTTGAGGATGTTCCCGCTTTAAGTCTTGCGGGACACTATAAGGACATTTTTCAACGGTACCATCAACTATTTTTGCAAACATTATCTTTCGGTAATAAAGTTTATCTTAACATGTACAAAGTTTCACAATCAGGCGGAAGCATTGTATTCCCAAATCTCTTGTTTGTCTAAATTTGGGTACTGAAAACTTCCAATAAATAATTTATTCCCTGCGTCGTTCCAGTGGAGACTTCTGGGTGGAAACATCATATCATTTTGCTCTACATCAAAAGTACGGGAACTACTGCTTATGTCCCATGGAGTAGATAAAGTCCATTGTTTTACATATTGTTGACTTGGAGTAAGGTAGAAGCCTCCCCCTGCAAGTAATTTTCTTCCGTCTGGACTAAAACAAATGGAATAACCGTAGTTTTCAAGAGTATCTAAGACTTGTCCTGAATCAAGACTGGCGGTACTCAAATCCCAATCAGTAGTTAAAGAATATCTGTAAATTGTATCTCGCTGATCACCAATTATAAAAAGGTAATCTCCGTTAGTACTAAAAACTATATCATAAGGATTATTCTCTGTGCCTCCAATATAAAGATCTTTGCCTGATTGATAACTAATAGTAGAGCTTAAATCCCAGGCATTACTTAATGTATACGTGTAAATTTTATCGTATTGCCTTCCAAGCATATACATTGTAAGTCCATCTGACTTAAACCGAACTCTCCAAGGTGTTTGATCTTGCGAACCAAATGGAGTTCTTCGGTTATCAAAAGTAGGGTTTGAGATGTTGTAGTCACTACTCAAAGTATAACGACTAACTCCATCAAGATGATCAACCACAAACAGATATTCGCCGTCATTTCCAAAAGTAAAAGTTTGGTCACGTTCAAGATTACTTGTGCCAGTCCTTAGCCAACCTGTACTTGGCCTAACAGTGTTATAGCTTGATGGAGTACCGCTCCAGGCACTTGAAAAATAATATTGAAAAACTGCTCTATTATTGTTATCTGGTACATAGTAATACAACCCATTATTTGTGTTTCCAACAGCTGCTGTAACAAATTTAGCTGACATAACCCCTTGCATATCAATGTCACTTGTTCCGCTAGTTGCACTTGCTATATCCCATGCCGTATTAAATGTCATCGTATATGTCCTAGTATTTGCAGTGTTTAGAGCAACTATTTTTTTACCTGCATCTGTTCCGCTTTCACTAAAAGCGAAATTACCCAAGTTTTTAGAATTTTGACCTGATACTGCTCGCGCAGCAAGATAATTCTGGCTTGGTGTAGGCCAACTAGCCGTACTTAAATCATAATCAGTACCCAGGGTTAATACACATGGGCCGCCAGTAGCGACGTGTACAAGTAATTTTGAACCACTATCAAGAAATTGTGCACTATAAAGGTACTGGCCTGTATAGTCCCAACATTTAACAAGATTTAAGAAATTTAAACGATCAGTGGTGCTATGACTCCCGGCAGTTGTTACATCCCACGCTGTAGTCATCGTCCATTTATTGAGTTGATAACTAGAGTATCCTCCTGCGATAAAGAAATCACCATCAACATCAAAATCTAAAGAATAAGCCGCAAAACTAATGGGAGGACTTAGAGCTTTATAGGCACCTGTTGTAAAAGTAGCCTGTGTAATATCCCATGCATTAGCTAAAGGTATGTCAAATTGGTAAACTCTTTCTTTATAACCTTCTAGAACAAAAAAGCGTGTCCCATCTGGTTTCCAGCGGATTTTATGTCCGTTAAAAGAACTTTCTCCTGTTAAAGTTTTAAGATCTATTGATTTATTAGCGTAACTTAGTCCGGATAAACTATAAGCAGTAGAAGCAGTGTATTGATAAAGTGAGTCGGTGCTTTGCCCCACCATATATAATTTTGTACCACTGTCTCCCCACACAAATCCTCCTGCTATGGTATCTTGGGACCTGAAATCAAAGCTGACAGTGCCACCACCTGCAGATTGAAGATCCCGAAGTGAATAAGCAGTGTTAGTGTTAAATTCGTAAATTTTTTCTTGGTAAGTTGTAAGAAACCATGCTCTTAATCCGTTTACTGGATGAAATTGAATGTCATTGGAGGCGCCAGGATTTACAGATAAAGGGTTTCCAAAGGCATCTTCATATAAACCTTGGACTGATACACCATCTGGAATGCTACTGAGCCCAAGATCTTTAATAGGTGTAGTAGTGCCCAGTGATGTTGAGCTAATATCAAAATTAGTACTCAAAGAAAATTGAGCAACATGCATTAGGTAGCCACTATTACCCGTACCTATGAATAATTTATCGCCAGTTGGCGTAAAAGCAATGGTAGATATACCGCCAAAAAGATAAAAGTCATGACTTTCTGTACCTGTGACTTCATTCGTTAGATTGGTAATATCCCAATTTGTATTCAATGTAAATTTAGTAATCCTCGGAGTCGGAACAGAAACACTCTGAGACTCAGTAATGTTGTAGCTTGCTAGAAACAGTAGCGATCCATCAGATTTAAAATAAATATCGCCTAATCTACCAAAAGTGCTCGTAGATAGAGTCGGAGAAGTGCCTGTAAGAGTGGCCGTACCTGCATCAAAAGCCGTGCTTAATGTATACCTATAAATACGTTGAGCACTACGATCTGCAACAAAAAGATAAGTTCCATCATGAGATAAATAACTTCCGCTTGGGCTATTGTTGTTGGTATTGCCTATGGTATAAAAATTAAACTGGCCTTTATCACTTGTTGCTACTGTATCTAAATTTGTAATATCGTAATCACCTGAAGACGGTGCACTGCCTTTATCGGCAGAGGCAACTAAAGCATTTTGAATAAACATTATGCGTAACTCCCGGCGTAAGCACCAAACAAAGTGTTACCAGTTCTCCAGAATACTAACACATCATCATCTGTTAAGGTTGGTGCATAATTACCAGAAGAAGATAGCCATGTTGTTCCTTGGGGCCAGTTAACTGTATGACTACTACCACTAATTACATGAAGAACAAATGATTCACCATTATTTAGTGAATTAGCATAAGTAATGTTTCCACTTATAGTTGTTGTTTGAATACCGCCTCTTTGTACAAGAAATGAAGTACCAGTACTCCAAACAGCTGTTCCTTGTTTAAAAGCAACTCCGCTAACTACCCCCACAGAATTAACTCTTATTCGCTCAGTAGTTCCAGCACCAATTAAAACAACACCATCACCAGGAGCACCTGATAATGCGCCAATAATTGTATTGTTGCTATAGCCATTAAGTGCAGATCCCGCGCCTGTACCAATACATGTATTTGTATCTCCTGCGGCTAAAGTCGAAAGGGCTTCATGACCAATTGCAATGTTGCCACTGCCAGTAGTATTGACGTTAAGAGCATCAATACCAACTGCAGTATTTTGATTATCTGTTCCATCATCAGCAGCTAAACATCCTGAGCCCAAGCCAACAGATGAATCATCAGAATAACCATCTGTTAGTCCACTAATGCTTACTGCGCCAGCAGTATTTGCTTGTAGTGAAAGAATCCCATTGGTAGAGTCATAAGTTAATACATCACCACTCGAAGCACCGGATTGGATTCCAGGGATTCGCAATCGCGTAATATTTGCATCACCTAAGGTGATCTCATTAGAAACAGTTGTGGCAGATGCCTGAGCATCATGACCAATTGCAATAACATTGGTGCCTTCAATTAATGCATTAAGTGCTTGGTAACCTAAAGCTACATTTTTGTCGCCGCCTGTGCAAGTATAAAGTGTTTCATATCCAAGGCCAACATTATAATCTCCTGAGCTGTTATAAAGAGAATTATTGCCAATACCAACATTGCGATTACCATCATTATTGGTTCTTAAAGCACTAACGCCAATAGCAATGTTTCCGCTACCATTGTCATTGCTAAGTAGTGCGCTTTCTCCAAAGGCACTATTAGAACTTCCTCCTTCATTAAATCTAAGGCTCGCGTTTCCTACTGCTGTATTTGCAGTTCCGGTTGTAGTATCTCTAAGCGCTTCAAAACCAACTGCAGTATTTACATTAACTGTACTTCCTGTAGCGCTTGTTAATGCTTTGTAGCCAATTGCAACATTACCGTAGCCTCCGGTAATTGAATATAATGCTCGATAGCCAATGGCAAGATTGTCATCACCATTAACGTTGGCATACAGTGCTTGATGGCCAATGGCAATATTGTCGTCACCATTAGAACCTGTATATGCACTATCTGAACCAATAGCAATATTTCTATCACCTGATGTATTGCTAACAAGAGCCCTGTAGCCTAAAGCGGTGTTATGTTGACCTGAAACATTAGCGTGAAGGCCAGAAGTTCCAACTACAGTGTTTGGAGCACCTGCTGTATTATTTGCAAGTGCAACGTCACCAATACCAATAGTACCGTTTACGCCAGTTGAAAAAGCTAAAGCGCCAACACCTATAGCAATGTTTTGGGTACCATCAACATTATTGCTAAGAGCTTCATTACCTATAGCGATATTAGCGTTACCTGAAGTATTAGCATCAAGAGTTTCAGGACCAATAGCAACGTTAAAGTTGCCTGAAATATTGGCCTTAAGACCGGAAGTGCCAATTGCGGTATTTCCAGAGCCAGTGGTGTTTGCAGTAAAGGCTGACTCACCAACAACAGTATTACTAGAATCACCGCCTGAACCGTGTCCAACAATTACTGAGTCGATTAATGCATTACCGGAAACTTGTAATTTTTGATCGCCACTTGCAGTAGTTGTGCCGATCAGTACTTTGCCTGAGCCCTCTAAACGGAAACCTTCAGCACCACTTGCAACAAAACCTAGTTCATCATCCCCTGGTCTATATAACCCAACAGTTGTGTCGTCAATAAAGGTAATAGATGGATTTGCTGCAGTGCCGTCACTAAATAATCCGCTGGTAAAGATACCTGAGACACCAGAAATAGTACCTGTAACAACAATGCCACTATCGGCAATTGCCGCTAAACCAGAAACATCAATTGTTGCATCAGCTTCATTTCCTTCGGTGCCAGTAGTGAAGGTAATTTGATCAATTTTTACAATGCCGTACTGCTTTGCCATCTATCTACGACTAATTTTTTCTTTATTCTAATCTATGTTATTAAGGTTCTGAAGGCTCTGGAAGAATTACTAGCGGGCCTTGAATAGTAAAGCCGTTATAAACGGTATTGACGCCGCTTGCAACTCCAGTGACTTGTAAATTATTTGTTTGCACTGAACCTGTCGTAGCAATATCTGCACCAGAAATTAAAGTATTTCCTACTATTGTTTCACCTGATATTGTTCCGCTCTCATTAAAAATAGTTACTCCGCTAGCTTGAATATCGCTATAAAATGTAACTGGATCATCAAAACTGCTCTCTCCTGTTACTGTTACACCACTTTCAAGGGTTGTTGTTCCTAAAACACGGAAATTACCACTGATTGTTTCATTGCCTGAGTATACAAGAGTAGCTGCATTTAGCTCATCAAATACACCTGTACCAATATTTGCTAAATCTCCTGTAATTGTTGCTCCAGACAGAGTCGTAAAAATTCCACTTACGCAATCAATAAACCCGACATTAATCGTGGCACCAGTAACTGTAGCTCCTGAGATGTTTTCGAATACACCACTTGTACCACTAATTAAAACGCCGCTAATTTCAGAGGCACGTAGTAATCCGGTACTTAGAGTGTTATTGACATTAAGCTGTTCAATTTCTCCAGTGGCAATATTGGCTGTAGTGCCGCTAATAACATCGCCAGTAATGACAGCGCCTGAAATATTTTCAAAAGTGCCAGTCGTTATTACAGCCGTAAAGCCAGTGATGGTACCAATTACATCTACATAGTCAAATGTTCCTCTTGTAGCGTCAACATTTTCACCAATAATAGAGTTACCAGATAATTCATATGTGTATGAGGCGCTAATTCCGGAAGCAAAATCAACGGTTATGAGATCTCCTGTAATTAAAGCTCCAGAAAGGTACTGATACCTTCCACTAGTGGCATTAATTGTTGTTCCTGTGACTGTCGTTCCAGTCCAACTATCAACATATAATGTGCCTGTAACGTTTAGATCTTTAATATCGACAGTACCAGTCGATTCAGCATTGTTTAAATTAAGTTGAGTGAATTCACCTGTTACGCCAATAACTGTTTGACCAGATACTAAAGTTGCACCAGATATATAGTCAATGGTAGCGTATTCACCTGTAATGCTATTTACTTCAAGGTCATCTACAACTAAAGTGCCACCAAGAAAATTACCAGATTCAAAGGTAAGGCCAGAAGTTGTAACTGTTTGAGCTGTGACTGAACTGGTCGTAACTGCTGAAGAAAAATTAGCGTTAACACCATTTACAACAGTGCCAGTAATATTTGGAGAACTGATTATATTTCCAACAGTTACGCTATCAGTAACAGAAAGACTGTCAGAAAAAGTGCCGGATACAAAAGTTGAATCACCCTCAACAGTAAGATCACCAGTAATGGTGAGGTTCCCGCTAAGAGTGATGTCCCCTGATAAAGATGCAACACCGTAGTATTGATCTAGATAATTTCTAAACTCACCAAACGTAAGTTTTTTATTTTTTAATGTTGGGTCTACCTCAAAAACCTTGACTAGAGTCAAAAGGTCTTCATCCACAATGGAAGTTCCATTGACGGATGAAAATTCGGTAATTTTTCTATTAGCCACCTATTTCTCGTCGGTTACATATTTTTAATTTTACTTCATTTTAATTTCTATGCGAGGAAGAAAATCATTAATTCCTTGCCAAAGTAACTGGCCGCCGGTTACAATGCCACAGGAAATTGCAAATACAATAATAATTTCCGCCACTGTCAAGGGTCGCCTAACGTAAACAACGTTTTGCTGCATGGTAGAAGGAGTCTGAACAGGAACAGAACCTTGGGGTTGCGGCGCTCCAGGTGTAGGTCGTTGTCCCATGATTTGCTGGATAGCACGTTCTTTGGCAATACGTTTCAGTTCCTCTACTTGTTCAGGAGTCAAACGAGGCTGTTCCTGAGGTTGTACCTGAGGAGGAACACTAGAAGGAACTTGTTGCTCCATAACTACCAATTAATTCGGTTATAGATTAGCATTTATTCAAATAGAAGTGTGTTATGGACAAAGACATCCAAACATGTCTTACCGATATTGCATCTGAACTGAAGGGAATGCGTCACATTCTTTCAGCGATGTGGCACAGTCGTTATTCACAAGGCGAAACGGATGTTATGAATCCAGAAGCCTATGCGGATGAATACATTTCTATTGAAGAATGCGCAAAACGTTTAGAGCTAACTCCTAAAAAAATTAGGACTTGGATTCAGATGGGTAGAAAAGACCCTTCAACCGGCTGGGTTGAAGGTGTCCATTATGTCAATGTTGGAGTTCCTTCTGAACCAAGAGCAACAATCCGCATTCCTTGGAATTTTTTGATTCAGTCTTTTTCTAGAGGGCGGCCACTTACAGCGCATGACTTCAGGATCCCTGGTGGCACTCCTATGTACGTATCAAAATCTCCGCAGAAGTTATTCAATGGTTAATCGTTTTACACATATTGAAATAGATATGATTACTCTTGAGAATTATAGAGAGCATCTTACGGAATCTCTGGCAGATCAAGTTGAATTATTTTTGCCTCCTAGTGGCTCTTTTGACAGTGGATGCCTAAGGCGCTACTTAGAAAATATCAAGAGCTACGAAGAGGAGGATGAAAATTCCAATATGACGCTAGCAAATCGTTTACGTCTTGCATTTCAAGATATGCAGCCGGACACAATCTGTGGTAAATTCCCCCAGGCTGAAATTCCATTGAAACGCAGACTGCGTTGCGTAGCCGAGTATTTAATTCGATCTGGCGAATTTACAAAGATTCGAGATGAAAACGGCAAATTGGTTAAAAAACGCGGTATCTTAGGAAAGATGGTGGTAGTCTACAAACCACTAGATAAATTAAAGGAATCGTTACTACGTCAAGGATTGATCAAGAATGAATAGCCGTAGAGAAAAATTACTTGCTCAACTCGTTGGCGGTGAACTGACTGATGGTAAAGCACGAATGCTTGACACGACCATCAAATTAATTCTTGCAGATATGGGAGATTATTACTGCAAGATGTGGAAGGCAGAAGGTCCAGGTGTCATGGTGTTTCAACCTAATACAGAACGCACGATGTTCTTTATGACGTTGAAAGAAATGCATTCAGCAAAAGAAGAGTGCGAACGGGAAGGTAACGGTGATTTGGCGGAAAGTTTTCGTCGTATTTTAGTGGCCGCTCAAAAAATTAATCCTACTGAAAGCGCTGGATACATTATTAACGATAAAGAAGGGATGCGGTTTTTCCAGGTTGAATACAATACTGTAGGCGAAGAAAAAGTTATCTCTGATTGATTGTGGGGAGGCCACACGGAAAACATAGTCATGTTCAAGATCAAGAGTTAATTACGAATTATGACTTAGTCGGTTCAGCACATGCCATGCTTAATGGTATTACGTTAGACGTGGCAAGTTCTGATTTTGCAAATGAACATGTTGATGCAGATGAATACTACACACCTATTGATGATGGGTTAAACGCCCAGGATTTTCATGGGCGTGTTTATCTGTTTCCTCCCAGTGGTGCATACTATTGGGATAAAAAGAATGAAAGGTGGAAAAAGACTGAGGTTTCAAACCCTACCTTGATCTCCTCCCATGCCGTTTGGTTTCAAAAGTTATTTAAAGCATGGTATAAGCAACACGTAACAGAAGCTATCTTTTTTAGCAACAACATGGATATGTTTCGTTACGAGCAAATTATTTTTGATTTGCCGATTTGCATACTTCGGACTGCTCCAACACTATTAAAGAACAGTAGTAAAGGTGTCACTAACCACAAGACAGGGAGTTCTTTTGTGGTTTACTTACCGTCCAACAAAAATCCAGAAAAGAGCATTGACGATTTTAGGAATTTGTATGCAGAAAAAGGCAGAGTCATTTACTAACAAAGGGCAAAGTCATGCATTAATTAGGTATATTAGAAAACAACTGAGTAGCATCGATGGGCATTTTGGCTGACTGGGAGATCGCGAATCTCTCTCGTTTAAAAAAAATGATCAGCCCCTTTACTGACAATCTTGTTAGCAAAGTTGACGATAAAAAAATTCTCAGCTACGGGCTTGGTTCATATGGATATGACATCCGTCTTTCTCCAAGTCAATGTTTGTTGTTTGGCGGTACACAGCGTGGTGATTGCGATCCCAAGTCTTTTGATCAAGAGATTTTAAAACCTCTAGAGCTAAAAGAAGATGAGAACGGTCAGTATTTTCTTTTGCCTCCTTACGGTTATTGTCTTGGTGTGGCTTTAGAGCGCTTGACACTTCCCAAGAACGTTACCGTTGTTGCAGTAGGGAAATCAACATACGCTCGTTCAGGAATTATGGTGAACATTACTCCAGCGGAAGCTGGCTGGGAGGGTTACTTGACTCTTGAGATTAGCAACTGCACAGGATTGTTTAATCGTATTTATGCTAATGAAGGTATCACGCAACTTCTGTTCTATACGGGGGAAACTTGTGCTGTGAGTTACCAGGACCGTAAAGGTAAATACCAAGATCAACCTGCAAAGGTTGTGTTCCCTACTGTTTAATAGAACACTTCGCCGCTAAAGGGCCTAGGTTTGTCTGCGTATTTGGTTCCACCAACGGGACCAAATGCCTCACCCATACTTGGCAATGCAGTGCCTTGAATAGAGGCTTGAGACCTAGGCGTTTTTCCTCCGATAGTGGGTTGGTCAATTAATCTTTTATTTCGGAATTTACCAGCGGCTTTAGCTGCTTTTACTCGACGTTCAATACTTTCTTGTTTCGCATTTAAACGATCAACAATATCTCTTTCTTCTTCATCAACACGACGCAAATCGATGTCATAGCGGTAACCAGGGCGCAGATCAGATCCTTCTGATCCAGATGTACCGCGTCTAATAGAAGGTGAATTATCTAACGCCATTTAACTAATTTCGCCATGTTAATATTCTATTAGGAATAAATCAAGACATTAATAGCCATGTTAGGTGCTGCTGGATTTTTAGATAGTTTTGTCCAGGATGAATTGCTTTGTCGTTGCTTAAATGAAGATGCATTTGGGCAGCCTATTGCTAATGAAGAAAATGACGTTCCACTGTATGATCAATACAATCGTGGTTTAGCGTTATGCGAGCAGGGACTCGATCGAACAAATCTGGCACTGGAAGGCAATCAAAAACGTCCGGGACTAACGGGCTACATTCCCTCGATGGAGGATGCAGTGGGGATGGGTGCTCTTCCTCAACCGAAAACTCTTGTTCTGGATCTGGGCGGTGCGCCAACGAAGGAGATGATGGAACAGTCCAAAAAACGTCGTGGTTTGAGCCGGTGAGTGATAACGAAATAGAGATCAGTGACTGTCCAGGGGGCATTTGTCCTGTGCCCTGGGCCACTGATACTAGTGGTGACGACGAAGCTGTTAAGCCCAAAACTCAATGGGATACTTATATCGAAAAGCATCGTGAAGTAGAGAAAGAATTGACACAAGATAATGTCAACCATCCTTCTCATTACACTGCCGGAGATATTGAGTGTATTGAAGCCATCGAAGCGCAGCTAACCAAAGAAGAATATAGAGGCTACTTAAAAGGTAACGTCGCCAAATATTTGTGGAGAGAAAAGCAGAAAGGGGGTACTGAGTCCTTGCAAAAGGCTCAGTGGTATTTGAATCGTTTGATTGAGCTGGACTAGTCTCGTTGCCGCCAGTCATCAGTACGTTCCTGGCTGAACCATTCCACAATGTCATCCGCACTCTTAAAACCAGTGCGGTGATTTTGTGGGTCTGGGTCTCCCAGGTCCATTGCGTTCATAAAGCCATCTAAGCTGTCGGCTTTCATTTCTGGATTACGGGCAAGTCTTCTTGCACGGCGCATAATTTCTGCGGCTGACCGATTAGCTTTTGCTAGTTTTTCAGCCCAGATCATATCTTGCAATTTCACTTCTTCTTTATTTGCAATGCGAGAGCAAATAAATTCGAGACGCTTACGGTATTCAGTTGACAGCATTTTCAATCAGAACGGTTGGAATCCTTCGCTTTCTTCATCTTCTTCGTCTTCGTCTGCCATGCAGCTGACGGCAAGTTCCATCAGTTCTACTTCGGTAGGAAGATCAAAATCAATTTGAATATTTTCATCTGACATGATGGCGCGTACAGCATGCCATTCCATCAAGCGTTGATGATAAAGATTAAGCAAGGCTTCGTGTAACTGCTCCCAGGTCATCTCATTAGCTTGCATTTCTGCTTTACGCATTGCAAACTGTAGTTCCAAAGGAAGCGCAAAAGAAGTCGGTTCTATAGATCCTTCCATCGTGTGCTGTTCGCTCTGTTACTTACATTCTAAACCCTGAAGTTAAGGATTTAATTCAAATCATTGTTGTTATACTCCATCCAGAATTCTTCATCTGTCAATCGAAAGTTATTGATGAACTCTGACAACGTATATGGATTCATCTGGTCTTCCAGTGCTTTGATTGCCCGCATCTGAATTGGTGTGCCGCAGTAAGCACTGAATGCTTTTAAGAGAATACTGTTTGTTCCTTCTTCTGTTTCTTTGATTTCTTGAAGAAAAAGTTGAATTTCTTCTCTGCGTCTCTCGATGAGGTTACCAATAACCTGATGATTCTCATCAAAGACCCATTGTGAGATCAAATCAATAGTGTGCCTGTAGTCAGAACACTCCATCGAATCTACGATGTGGCTGTATAAGAAGCCATGCCACCCGACCGAGTGAATAAACGAAATCAATGCTTGACACATTGAATGATCTAAAGCCAGCTCTAAGCTATCTAACTGCTCGTAGATAACTTCAACTTCATGCTTCAGGTATTCGAGGGCTTTTTTTCTACTGCAACGTTGCCCTGCCTTAACTTCTGAACCGTCTGGGTAAAACTGGGAGCCAAAACCAATTGTGTATGGATAACCCCCAGTGACAGGATCAGCGTAAGCTTTTTCGTTGAAGCCTTCGTATTTTTTAATTAACTCAATTGCTTCGCTAAAGTCCGCCATGGGGTAACAATAATTACCCCAATAATAACCTACAATTTACTTACCTTGCCCCCTGGATCTTTTACGTCCATGATTGGGCTTTGAATGTTTGCCATCACCTTGACGTGTTTTTTTGGGACGCCCTTCAACATAACCGCCGCCTTTTTTGATCATTCTTCTAGAGAAGCTTCAGCCAGTATACTAAATAAAAAATATTTTAGTTGCCGCATTTTCTCTTGTTCTTCTGCTGGTCGAGCTGGAGATCCAGGCCAAGCATTAATGGCATCGCAGACTGCAGTATATAAAGTACGGCAATCAGCAACAGACATCTCCATCTCTATTGTCACCATTTTACTTTGTGGCTCCAATAACGTGCACTCATCTTACTTGGGTTGCTGTCTTGCGCATTATGTCTTGCGTAATAAGATTTTTTGCGTGCTTTATCTTTTGCACTGGTTGGGTTTTTGCCAGCTCCTTTTACGCCTTGTTGTCCAAAACGAATAATTTTTTCTTTATCGCCTTCTTTAGCTAAAACCACATGGCTTTTTGTGGGGTGCCCAGGTGTTCTTACTGGCTTGTTGGGAGTAAGACTGTCTCGTAACTCTTTGCCTTTCTTGTAACCCCTGGCGGCCTTAGCAGCTTTTTTGCGTTTATCAGACATGGTTATTTAATTAAACTTAAATCCTGCAGTAAACTCACCAAGTAAAGATTGTGCAGACTTGGATTTAGTGCTAGGACTATCTAAATCTAATGATAAGTCAAACAAGCCTGAGTCAGAATCACTCTTTTCTTCTTCATCATCTTCTTGTTGGTCGCCATCTTCATCAGGGAAGAATGATTGTATACTTGCGAATGATGAGAACGGATCACTATAATCACCAAAATCAAGAGAAAATCCTTTTCCTTTTGCTGCAGAAGTCAATAAAGCCATATCTTCTCTATTTACATCGGGCATAAATCTCTCATAAAACTCATCTTCTGTGCCGGTGTATCCAGCATTTACGAAAGTGTCATATAGCTGTGTTTCGGCTTTCACCTTTTCAGGTGCTTCATCTTCTTCTCTTTCAATGTAAGTAATACCAAGATTTTTTTGCGTTGGCTTCTCGCGTTTTTCATTAAGGTATTTAATGCTTCTACGTATATCTGTTGCTGAACCTGTCTGCAATGTCTCTGCAATATACTCTTTCAATTCATCAAGAGAACCCTCAAAGTCCTCCATACCTAAATCTTCTAGTACTTTTTCCCAGTCTTCTGGCACATTTGGATCTAAGCCTTCCAATATTTCATCGGCAAACTCTCTTGGTTTAATAAATTGACCAAATACAGTTCCAGTTTCTAAAGCTTCATCTTCTAGTTCAGGAAGAATTTCATTATAAATATAATCTGTAACATTGGCTGACGTTAAGATATCTTTTGCTGCGTCATAACCTTTGCCTTGACCAATAATTTGAAAGTGCATTTTAGCAAAATCATCTTTAAAAGTTTCTGCCTTTGGGTTCAAACCAAAACGATATACTTCTTGTGCCCAGGTTGTTGAGTCTTTATCATTTGGATCAACCAGACTATTTAAGTTTTTTTGTGCTCTAGCCCAATCACTATTAACTCGTTCGCTTTGTGCAGCGTATTCTTCTTCTCTTCCTTTGCTTCCTGTTGGGTTAAAATAAAACTCAGTATCAAAAAACCTATCCGTTGCGCCTTGAATGGTATTTATATATGCTTTTGCTCTTTCATTTGCAGTCATACTTAGAGCATTTAAAAGGTCTTGTGTTTGGAAAGGGTTTTGTTCTTCTTGCCTAACATCTATATATTCGACAAATTCATCCATTGACCTGGATTCATCAAAGCGTGGGATCAAGTAATCATTTATATAACTTTTAGCAAAATCCGCTTCAATTTGAATTTTTTGATCTGCTTCTTCTGGAGTCAAACCAAGTTCAAGATTTTCTTGATAACGTTTAGACAAAGTCTCATCAAACCATTCTTGCCAGTTGTAAGCAACATTATTATTAATACCTGTTACTTTTTCAATTCCTTTTTCAAGACTTTCTTCGAATTTATCTCCTAAAGGCAGCATGCCTCCCATGCTAAGGTCGCCCAAAAGAGAGTCTTTCAATGTATCGTTGACATTTATAATTTCATTAAATCCGCCAAACCCACTATATAAATCCAGCATTTGCTCTTTTTGCTTGGCTTTTTTTACTTCATCAATAGCTAGTTTTAAAGTGTCTTGGGCTAGGGAGCCGAATTTTTTAACATCAACGATTGCTTTTTCACCTGCGGCTTGATTAATTGCGTCTTCTAATTCTGAAATTCCGTAATCTAAATCAGAATTAAGATTATTTGCAAATACAACTTCTTTATCTTCATCTCGATTTGACAATCTAAACAAAGCCGCAAATTCGTCTGGCTCTTCAATATCTAAATAATTGTCCTTGGCTAATTGTTTCCAATAAGTATCTCCATTTTTAGCTTTTTCCCATTCAGCAGCAATATAAGGAACTTCCAAGAGCCGTTCACTGCTTGTATCTAGATCTACACCTAATTGTCTGTCGCGTAGTTGCTGAATTTCTTGATCAGTTGGTTTCTGTTCTACATATGCATTTGCTTGCGCTGTTACTTCCGCAGGATTGCCTCTATTTCCGTCGGCTTTACCCCGTGTGGTGTAGTGCCATAAATAGTAAGAATTGGCATTACCATAACCTTCAGTAATATCAATATTGTCATCACGAACTGCATTGTCCCATGCGTCAGCTACGTTTTTATATGTTTTTCCGTAATAATCTGCATCGAATTTACCATAAGGAGGCTTAGCGCCTTTTCCTGTCCAATTTTTCAGCTTTTGATCGCGATAAAATTCTTTGAATTCATTTTCTAAATCTTCAGTATTTAATCCTTCAGGAGCATTTTCAAGGGCATTACGTAATACATTTCGCCGTGTAACATATTCTCCTGGCTCTGTTGCAAGAGCTATATTTTTTACCGCATCATATGCAGCATTAATTTGTGCATTTTTTGCATTGAGTGCATTAGCTTCTGCATTCCATTTCGCATTTCGTTCATTTTTTTCCGCGTTAGCTTTTCCTTCACCCCTGTCTTCGTTATTAAAACTTTTTACTTCTGTCTCTGCTCTTCTGACTGCTTTATCCCAAGGGTTTTTAGGCCCGGGACCACGGTTCTGTCCCGAAGTGTCCCATACAAAGCCTCCCGGCCAATCAGAAGTACCTGATTTAATGTTTCCTGAATAGGGCGCTACATAATTACCTTCTACTGTAATTCTTTTGTCCTCGTCTTGCGTCCCGTCGGGATTTAAGTTATAAACGATAACATCCCGCTTGGCTGTTGTTTTGTAGCCACCTCTTCCCATTCGAGTAGTTTTAATACTGTAATAATCGCTATATTCAATTTTCCGTTTGGTAGGTCGATTGACATTCCAAGTATTCTTTGCATCAGTGGGCTCATAAGTAACATCAAACGCATTTTTTGCAGTGTTATAAACTAAACCCACGGCTTTCTCTAATCAATTTATCCAGTCTATCAATTAAGCAATTTTTAGTGAAGGTGTAGATTGCATGCCTTCGTAGATATCAATGACTTCTTGTTCTGTCCAAGAAACAATTGCGTTGTATCTTTCTTCTGTGTAAAAGTCTTGCTGGCTGTACCAGGTCTTCATGTCCGCACTGGCTTTATTGCAGTTGCATCGTTGGCAGCACCCCACCAAATTATTACGATTGCTGGAGCCAGATTTGTAACGAGGTATTACGTGATCAAGTGATGTAGCAGGTTTTCCGCAGTAAGCACAGCTATAATTCCAGGCTTGGTAGATAGATTCTCGGAATCGACGTTTAGCTAACTTAGGGGTCAGTTCAATGAGCAGAGCGAGGGGTTCGTTCTGATTGTTGAACATGCTATTCAGTTGCCGCTTCCTTATTTTATTATGAGTAAATGTTGATAATCCGTTACAAGGCTAGACAAATGTGCAATAAAGGGTAACTTCAAGAAGTCCGCCCCTAACGATTCATGTCGACAAAGCAAAGCTGGTGTTCAGCCAACAAGGCTTGCGAAGAACTTGGCATCAGCAAAAAGACCCTGTTTCAATACCGTGATGACGGCACTTTGAAACTGGGTCCACACTATGCGGCTTTTTCGAATACTTTTTCCCGTGACAGCTATCGCTGGAACGTCCGTTCAGTCAAAAAGCACCTGCAAAAGCAAGGACTTCTGAATGACGAGCATTTCTATAGTGCTGCTTCCTGAGCTTGTGTGCCAAGATTAAGTCAGTAACATTCATACTGATTTGACCAAGGCTGATAGCTTTGTAGTACTCAAGAAGGATTTGATCTAAGCGGTCTTCTAAATTAGAAGGCTGCTTTTCTTTTAAATCAAAAATGATGGCCCACTGTGGATGCAGTGGCTTGACTGGTTTTCTGAGGCGACAGATGTTGAGCGTGCTTTCAGGACCCCATTTAAATGTATAAAGCTCGTCTGGTTTGATCCCATAGGTTGAGATCATGGCATAAACCCAGGCGATGTCCCGAGTTTTGCGATGAGCACTCAGCTGAAAGAACTCGTCAACGATCTGCTGATCGACAGGAGGTTGATAAGTCATTGATCTGGCTTGGAGCTGTGTTCACACCGTAACCATACTGGCTGGGTGTGACCATGGCTAAAGATTCCCTTAATGAGTTAAGCAATGTTTATGTAACAGAGCTTAACAAATATTATATACTAAGCAGGCCCTACCCCGCTTTGGTTGGCCATCCAGGCTTGTCCCATTGCGAAAATTGTAGATGTCTCCCCGCTAGCAAATGGAAGGTGTACTGTGTCGCCCGCATGGTAAATCGCTGGGTTGCCACTTAGTTTGATTTCACTGCGTCCATATTCTCTTTTCTCAAGAGCTTTGTCTGTGTAAACAAAGTTACTTTCAACAATGTCGCCAAAGTTTAAATCAGACATAACTATTGTCCAGGTTTTTGTCCAGAGGATGGAATGTACGCATTACCATTCTTGTCATACATTGTAAAACCTTTCATCTGAATAAAATCAGTTGGGATATTTACAAGCTGCTGCATCATTGGCATCATCATTGGTGATTGGCAATTAAAAGGCGGAATGTCTGTATAAGCCAATCCATACCGAGTTAGCTTTTCAAAAGCTTCTGTTTGTTCTTTTTCGGTACGCCTAACTAATTCTTGTTCCCATTCGGCCATGCTTGTTCCGCCAATTGGAAAATCAGATGGCTCAGGAGGAAATACATTATCCATGTACTTCATTGCATAGATATGTTTGCAATAACGCTTTTCATCTAAGATTGGACTCCAAAAGTCAGTCAGTGATGTGATGCTTTCTCCTGCACTGCTGTAATCGTTGTAGTTAGGTGGTCCATCTGCCTTGGCGCCAGGGATCGATGGATCTGGTGTGCCACGGGTCCAAACAACACCGAAGTCTCTAAATACTCCTGGAAAATCACGGTTAGTGTTTTTTCTATCATTCCCCATGCCAGAAGGCATAGGGAATCGACTATCAAGATATAAATCGTATCCAGACGGTGCAACAATATGCATTCGTCTGTCTTCTAGTGCCGAAGTCATTGCTGCATTCATTATTTTATTGGACTCATCTGTCATTACTTCGTAACGACCAGGCTTTAAAACTGCAACGTTTGATCGTGGGAAAAACTCTCCTTTCCTACTTCCTAAAGAAGAAATATATGCATACTCACGTCGATTAAAATCTTGGCAGGAACAACAATACCTAGTTCCTGTCATAAAGAAACGTCCTACTTTTGGTGTTGTTCGTGAAGGGGTAACAAGAATTGCATCAGGAGTTGCCTGAACAGAACCAGTTTTTCTTAATTTAAGGATGCCATTGAAGGGATCAACACTTACAAGAATGGCAGAAACATAACCATATCTTGTATTTGTATTTGGATTAAATGTTTGTTTTGTGATGGGTACACCTTCGGATTCAATAATCCGATCTTCCAGGATGTATCCGTTAATTGGATATTGCGGCGGTGCACCACCAAATCCAGGAATATATAAAGGGGGAGGCAGCGGATTTGATGTGCTCCAGTTGCCTGCAAGCGTAACGTACCAAAAATCTGGATCAGTATCGTTTACTGCAGAAATTTCTGCCTGGATTGTTCCGTCATTTAAATTATCAAATCTTAAACTTCCTGCAGCAATTGCACCACCCCAGTGCATGCCAAGTTCTTTATTCTTTGTTGGAAATCCTTGAAACACACCAGCTACTGCTGGTGGATTATTTCCAGTTTGAGGAATACCAGAAGGGAGAGGAATGGCATATCGAAAAGGCATTTCAAATGCTTTTCTTCCCCATTCTGCAGTTGCTAATTCATAGCCACGCCGCCAACGATTCCACGCAGATTCCACATTAATCATGTAGATGGAATCTGGGATGCTTCCTCCAAATTCAGATTCGATCGCTTTTACACGACCGAACCCATCTGTTTCAAACTTCTTTTCATCGGCAAAGCTAAATCCACTCTTGGGGCTAAAGCTACTACCGCTCCGTCGAGCCATGATCAGAAGAAGCCGCCCTGAGCCGTTACAACAACGCCACCTTGGGCGGGAAGGCCGCCAGACCAAGTATTGGCAGGGAACACACCAACATATAAACGATCACCTTTTTCCAGGTAAATACCTTTATTACGAAGAGGTGCGGTTTCACCTAAGCCAGTGGTATTACCTGCTTGTACTACAGGAGTAGCAAGTTGAGGCATTACGTCAGAGCAATCAACGTAAGCAGTGTTTGCTGGAATTGTTTTAGAGAATACTACTCGATAATCACCAGAGCCTGGCACAGGGTTTGTAGTACCACGCGTGTGATAGAAGGCAAGAGTGACAGGATGCATATCGACATGGTCAATCTCCTGGAAAGTAAAGCCAGTCGTTGTATTAACCGTATAGTCAATATCGCTAATACTGTCAGTTAAAGTTGCAACATTACCTGTGTAGGTGTAATAGCCAACACCACTGGGCGCACTACCACCAGCAGACAATTGAGCTGTGTCTTCAATTAAAACTTGAGTGCCGGAAGTCAAAGTAATTTGTGTACCTGACGTAGAAGAATTAAGAGTAAAGTCAGGAGTGGGATAAAAAGTATCTCTGACTAGTTGAACGGAATCAACCACACCACCATTGTTAGTGTCGTCAGTATTAGGCCCATCCATGTCAACAAGAAGGGCTGGTTGCTGACCACCTTGAACAAAGAGTGTATTAGCGGTTTGACTACCTGCAACTTGAGTCGTTACCCTGGTTACATCAACAAGGGGACGATCAACTAATAAAGGTTGTTTGTTCGTGGCGGTACTAGCCATTATTTTTTACGCAAGTCTTTTGTTCATTATAGAGTAAAACTATCCACCAAACATGGCAGCCTTTTCATTCATCTCTTTAATGCCAGGCATCTGCATAAAGCCTTGCACTAAAAGATCTGGATTACGAGCAAAAGCCATGAATTTTTGGAAAGCAGAACCCTGATCATCTGGTTTAAATTTCCAACGTTTTCCTTCGATGTATTTACCTGCCAGCATTGGATCTTTAATCGTGCTAGCACTAGCTTGATACAGGTCTCCAGGTAAATAATCTGATCCTAAGTAATCGCTATAGCTAGCCATAATCAATCAGGCGAGATTGCCTTATAAGGATCAAAAGCACCAGACGACATTCCAGGTATAAACATAGGGTTTAAAACCTGACCTACCATGCCACGCATAATGCTTTCTTTCATTTGCTCCACAAGAGATTTAGCTTTTTCCTTTTTATCCTGATGCTGAGAGCCGCGATCAAAATAAACATTAAGAACGTTTCCACCACCACCTACTGTTTGTGGTTGTTCAGGAGATGGAGTTTCAGTAAATGCAGAAGCTGGTACTATTGCTCCTTGTAAATCTTCAGTGGTCGGCAGGCTGTCTTTATAAGCACCTGATCTGTAAACAGACCATGCACCAAGGCCTTGTCTGTCGTAAATAGCTTTAGCGGCTTGTACGTTCTTTACCGGATCAAACAACTCTTCATTTGATTGGATACCAAACAACCGACGGCGTTCTGGACCCATATCTCCCAGCATATTGATCTGGAATAATCCATAAGAATTATCACCAGTGCTTGCATTAGGATTATGGGCTCGTGGATTAAAGCTTGACTCTCCGCCTGCAATGCCAACCATTGTTGGCACTACATCTTCTGGAAAGCCTGCTTGACGCACAAGGCTAGTGATTTGTGCTTTACTTAAACGTTGATTTGCCATCAGAGCATCCCAAGTTGTCTCATAAAGGCTGCTTGTTTTTTCTCGTCAAGAATATTCTTGTCGAAAGCAAAACCTTCTTCGCCTGAACGGTTAGCAACAAATGGATTCAGATTAAGTTGCATATCGGTGATACGTGCGCCCATTGAAGAAAGATCAGTGGTTGCACTGGTATTGAATCCAGGTGCTTGCGTTAAGTTAGCTGTGTCGTAAATACTATCTGCTAATGCAGGAGGAGCAGGTGTAGCGACTGAAGGGCTTAGCATCTGCCTAACAGCTTCTGCTGCCATATCCATTGCTTGCATACGCGCTTCCTTATCGCGAGGCATTGGAGCGGGTTGACGCTGTAAACCTTCCATCAAAGGATTAGGAGTAGTCCTGGAAGTTGGATCACCAAACTTTGCAGCGTGGATTGCCAGGCCTAACTGTTCTACTTTTTCGCGATCTTCAGGAAGACCAGATTTATTGGCTTGTTCGCGTGCTTTACGGTATAACTCCGTCTGTTGGAAGTAAGGATCAGCAGCTGCCTGTTGCTGGAGCCTAGAAGCCTCTAATTGGTATTCCCGCTCCTGTAGGGGTGTCAATGCAGGTAACTCGTCTTTGGCAGGCTGCAAGGGGGTTCCAGTGGTTAATCCTGGATCAGGACCATCTATATCCATGCTGCGAACAGGGCCTTGTACTTGTTGCATGTAAAGGCGACGTGCTTCCAAAGGATCTAATTGAAGATTGCCGCGTTCAAATTCACCTGTCAAACTCCCTGCACCTTTGCCGCGTTCAGTAGTAAGATCTGCACCTGCAAGAACGCCAAATGTTGTACCAGCAGGTCCAAACATTGAGCCAATTGCTCCGCCTTGCACAGCGCCACGTACTTCGCTAGGTACACCACCTGGAATTACTCGATCTCCCAACATCAATGCACCTTCAGCTGCAAGTGCAGGAAGACTTCCTTTAATTAAATTACCAAAATTAAGCAGACCTTTAGGTGTAGGAACTGCACTAGTACCGCGAGTACCAACAATTGGATTAGCAGGATTAAAAGGGCGGCCTACACTTACAGGGCCAGCTGAAGGAGGGATTCTTGGTGCGGCGCTACCTACACTTCTTTTAACTTCAACTGCTCCTGCTGTGCCAGGATTAATGCCGCGTCCAAATAATTCTTGAAGAGTATTAAACTCCATATCACCTCCAGGTAAGATTTAAATAAAGACGTGTACCAACGGCAACGTCAGCTGGACCAGGTAAAGCCTGGATAAACTCAGCACCAGACCGATCAAACCGATAACGTGCCTGAACGGGATCTTTATAGTTAGGAACGTAAAGAATTTGAGCTAAACGTCCTGTTTCGTATAAGTATATTTCATCCCATACTTTTAACGCTTCTTTGGCGTTACTGGAAGAAATAGTACGATCGACATCGCCAGCGATGCTTTCAAAGCGAGTATTGGGATTGGAGGCAACTTCAGTCTTTTTTTCAGCGGTATCACAGCGTCCAATTTGAATAGATATTTTGTTGTAGAAGTATGAATCCGGTACGGTATTCATAGCTTCTTCTAGACGGGCGTAATCACCCGCAGGAACACTTACGGTGAAATAACCGAGGTGATACCTAATCCTGCTTTTGTCAAACTCGGAAAGTTGCACTTTATCCTCCCTATAGACCCATTATACGTGGGTCTATTTTTAATAAATAACCCCTGTTTCCAGGGGTTTTATTTCAAACTCGGATTAGATCTGCTGCGATAACAGCTTCCCAATCAACGCGTTTAATAGCCTTCAGCTGTTCTAGGTTGTTAAATCTTTCACCACTTAACGACATCTGAAGATCTTTTATTTCCTTCGCAGTTTTTAATCCAATTCCTTTGATGTGATCTGCAATCATTTGTGCCGTAGCACCGTTGATATTCAATCTTGTATCAGGTGGGAAGTGCCGAGGCTCTTCTTTCTTGGCTTTATCTTTTACTTGCAAAGCTTTAACTTTTTTAGTCGCTGCTTCGTCAGTAGCGATTTCAGTTTTGTAAACAGTAAAAACGCGACCGTCCTGATCTTCGACCATGAACCAGTCGCCGTTATCCCATTCACTAATTATTTTGACTCGGGCGCCAGTCTTTTGATGCTGGTATAAAGTAGACATAAAGGACCAAGAATATTTTCCTGGTCCTAGTTTACATTAATCAGCTAACTGTGCGACCAGTTAAATAACCTTCGATGTCTTCGTAACCAGGTGCTTCATCAGGTTGGATGTAGCAAATTTCGGTCACGAGGTAACCAGTGCGCCCTGCAGCAGAATCGCCAGAGGAAATATAGAAGCCACCAGCAGTAGAAACAGCGTTACCGCTAGCTTTAGAGAACACTTTGAAAGTGGTAGCAGCTGTCATTTCTTTATAGACAGCACCTGGGGTTACACCAGGAGCACCGGAAGCCGTGATAAAAGGTACAGTGCTATAAGCAGCAGAACCGCCAGCAAAATAAATTTCACCTGCTTGGCTACCAGAAGTAGTAGAAGCCAAGTTTGCTTGAATAACTCCTTCGCCAACACCATTAGCTGCGGTGGGAAGGGAACCATTAAGGCGACCAAAGGAGATCACGTTACCGGTGGCTGCATAAACGCCAGAAGCAACGCGGTTATCGCCCCAGCCAGAAGCAACCGAGATAGTGGCACGGTAGCCGTAAGCGGGGAGGGTAGAGGAACCAGAGACAACCATGCCGGTAATATCGGTACGGGTGTCATCATTGCGGTAAGGAGAAGGCACAATCACAGATGCCTCATCTACAGCACCATCACCAGAAGTATTGGTGACAGCCACATAACCGCGCTGCTGGAAGTAACGGTAACCAGGGGTGGCGAGCACGGAGGTAGGACCACCGTTAGAAGCGTTGTTAGTGCCGTCATCATTGCTATCAATGTTGCGGTACCAACCGTTCAGAGGCTCTGCCCAGTTACCGGGGTAGATTTTCTTAGCGGACAAGTAAGACATTTATCTCTCCAGAAATAAGTTTATTTTTTATCTAAATCAGACCACACCGTCATCAGAGACGAAGCTGAATGCATTGGTCACGAAGTCCTTATTCAGGATCTCGAAGCCAGCGTACAGTTGCCAGATGAGGATGATGAAACGGCTGAAGTCATCGTTGTTGTTGATAAGCACCTGAGCGTTAGGACCGCCGATGCCAACACCGATGGACTGAGGACCGAAGAAGAAGCCTTGAGCAATTTCCTGCGAACCGTAGGTAGAACCGTCGTCGAAGGAAGCAGTGATGTTCTTGGTGGGGAAGTTGGTGGACTCGTAGAACTTCACACCTTCGAACTGAACACCAGTCGGCATCACAGGCTCACCAGCCAGGAAGTAGGCCTGACCAGCCTGGGGACCCATGTAGAAGCTGGTGTTGTTAGGCATCATGGGGTTGCCCATGTACATGCCTTGACCAGGAGCGCCGGAATAACGAGCAATCTCACGGAAGTCAGGATCACGACGCAGATGCATCATGAAGGTGGGATCGCAGATGCAGCGATACAGACCATCAGCGAAGGTAGGAACGTTGCGCTTACGCAGATCCTTGACGACACTCAGAAGGTCGGTACGAACAGAGAACTGCTGAACCTGTGCGGTGTACTCAGCAGCGGTGTAGGAGACGCGGCCAGAAGAATCCTTTTCTTTGCCAGCGGGGAAGTAGTAGCCACCCTGGGAAGAAGAAGCAGCACCTTGAGCTTCGGCTTTAGCGAGTTCGTCAATGAACACGCGGTCGCGCCAACGACGATAGTCATCGAGCAGGGTCAGAGAACCGATGCTCTGGTGGAACATGTTCAGGTTGCCGGTGTCCAGCAGCAGGCGCTGAGCGGTAACCAGGGTTTCACGAGCAATCTTGAAGGTCGAAGGCTGAGTGGGATCACCCGGGTCTGCAGGACCGGTGTATTCCTTGAGCACCACCAGGACTTTCTCCTTGGTGATGTTGCGGCTGTTGGCGGTACCAATGGTCTGGTCGGACACACGCTCACGAGCATCCTTAGTACCAGGGGAACCCCAGAACTTGTAGCGATCTAACTGAACGGTCTGACCGGGTTGACGAGTGAAGTCATGGACCACCACAGGCTCAGTTGCCATTTCGGCAATGTAAGCAGGGTGGGGACGGTAAAGCTCTGCCCCAAGAATCTTGGGGAAATCATTATCAATAAACACTTTGGTTTATCCTCCAGTGTTGTCGAATTTCTTATTTGGTGAAAGATTTAGACATCATCAGAATGTCTTATCTGAATAAATTTTAGCAGCCGCTAACTTATTGTTAACGGCGAACTAAAATCACTCCATCACAAACAATTTGTTTGCAACGGTTTGAGGCTGAGCGTTGTTAAGAAGACGCCATGCCTCGGCAGGGTTGGAATCCATTTGGTTGCTAAAGCTGCCCCAGAAGTCGCCGGGCTGTTGAGGTGCTTCGGCAGTCGGGGGAGCAGGCATTTGCACGCCAGGAGTCATACCCTGGTAACCCGCTTCCATTTGTTGGGTAGGATAACCACGGGTCTCTAATTCGGTTTCAGATTCGTACACAGGATACGGACCTTCGGGACCGAAGAACTTCAGAGTGTAATCAGACAGAGTGTCAGGATTAGTCAGGATCTCGTTATAAGCGAGGTTTTCCTGATGCTCATTAACAGCAAAGTTGGCATAACCTTCAATCAGGCTACTTGCGCGGGTGCCCCACTCAACTGCGCTGTCGAGCATTCCTTCTAGGTTTAGAGCGTACTGATTCAGAATCGCGGGTGCTTCCACCCCGTACGCGTCGATTACCTGACGAGTTTCCGCGCTCAGGTTGTAATGATCGGCCACCTGGCGATCCAGGGCTGCCGCCTCCAATGAGGGATTCAGCGAAGTTTGGGAATAATTGGGCGATAATTCCTGGTTGGGCGACCAAGTCAGGCGATCCGATTGAGGCGTAGCTTGGGGAGCTGGTGCCTGTTGATAATTGGCCGGGGTAGGTGCTGCTTGAGTCGCTGACTGTTGAGCCGGGAACGGGGATTGGACTGGTGCGCTCAGGACCCCCACCACTTTGTTGAATGCCGACTCCCAGGGATTCGGAGCCTGAGGGGCCGCCGGTTGGGACTGGGGGACGGATTGAGACGGGGCGGATTGGTAATTGGGGGCCGCCTGAGGTGCCTGCTGGTAACTCGTAGCCACCGGAGCTTGGGCTGCCTGGGGTGCTGGAGCTTGGGGAGCCGGAGCTGCCACGTAGTTGCTCGGAGCGACCGCCTGAGGTGCTGGGCTCGTCTGTGGGATCGATTGGACGGTAGCGTCCTGCATAACTCATCTCCTTTTGTAAGGCTTCTAATGTTCGATACAGATATGGGGTTAAATCCAGTCTGGGATCCGCAGCCATTGGTAAATCAGGAGACTGCGGGTGAGGGGTCTGCATCATTCCCCCCACAAGGCGAGCGAACTGAGAATATGCACCCTGCAGTTCATTCACCATCCTGAATGGGAACCCAGATAACATCTCGGCTCGTTCCTCATCCGTCTTAGCGGGGAAGAGGTATTTCAGTGCCTCAATGCTATCAACACCTAATTCTTGCAGATTTCGAACAACAATTGAATTGTTCAAAATATCTTGAGTGGTGTCTTCGTAAACGGGTCCCAACCAACGCCACTGAATAGTGACATCTCCATCTGGAATCAAACCAACAACTCCAGGTGGAATTTGCTGAGTCTCAACGCAAGCCATCATTAAACGTTTGACTTGCTC